CCCCCATACTCCTTTATTATTTACATTAGCTCCACCACCGCTTAACATGAGCATAGCAGAAGAACTAGCAGCGTTATTGCTGTACCACTGAACTGAACCCAAGTTTGGAGGAGTTCCACCGACTATAGAAAGAAGTGGTGCAGTTCCTATTGAAAGCCACTCTAATTCACCTATGTTGCTTGCTGGACCCGTGCCGTTATATCCTGTACCTCCAGAAACAAAGTCATCCTCTAGAACAACAGCAGCAGGATCACCTTCCCACGGACTCCGACCGTGGATTAGACCATCTCCCTTACTTGGAGGGACTACAATAGCTGCTGGAGCAGCTTTATTAGTAGCATAGCTTACGCCACTTTTCAGACTATTCAAAGCTGTTGTAACACTCTCAGCCCATTTGTTTAGGACTGAAACTTGGCCCCTGGATTCAAAATCTCGAAGTTTGAGTGGCAGATACATTAGAATCTGTTGATAGGAATAATCTCAATAGTCAGACTTCCAAGAATTGTATCAGTCGGAAGACTAGCTAGTGAAGATTTCGATGTGAATGTAAACTGGAAAAACTTGTTCTTAGTTAGTGTTCCTGCTAGCGGAACAATATAATCTCCGAATAATGATAAGACCAAAGGAGCATTAGTTACAGCAGCATTTACGGGTGTTATGAATTCAGACGCTAGAGAAGCGCCTTGAACAGTGGTAAGCAATCCAGGGTCAGATGTTTCAAGTTCTATCTGATTGAGAACCTTGTGAGAACCAGCATCTCCTAAATCTAGCCATGATGTTTTGATAGTGCTTGTAATTCCAATGGGTGTAGTATCGGCTCTATCTGTTACATAGTTAGGACCGAACTGCCGAACTATACCATTCGCGTCAATCATAATCCAGCGTGGAATGCCAAACAAGCTAATATAGAATATTCCAGTTGAGAACGAATCCGCACATTGCCACACATACCATTTCTTAAGTTGAGTATCGAATACACAGAGAGTATCAGGAACAGTGTTGGTTCCAGTTGGAATAGCTAGAATATAGAAATTGTATGTTCCATTACTTGCAAATTGAGCCCAACAGTTCTGAGCGGCGTTAACATTGATGGTGTTCAATGTACTCTGGATAGGGCGTCCTACATTATCATAAGTTGTGAAGTCGCCACCAAGGACCCTGAAATCCGGAGTCATCCACATTGTTCCAACTGGTGTTCCCTCTAGGAAGATAGTCTGCCAAACCTGTTGGTTCAGCAATCCGACTTCTTCAAAGAGAACATCAGGTGTAGAGAAGTCTGATGCACTGGTGCCAGTCAAGCGTCGAATTGAGTTCTCAGTTCCAATATAGAGAGTTATCCCATCACTCAGCAAGCCATGAATCTCTTCGGCTGAATTTGAAATGTTGATGACATTCCCAGGTGGCCAGTCTTCCTCATAACGTCCAGCGATGATTCCAGTAGATGTAACTAGTTCATCCAGGCTCTTGCTAAAGAAAAGAGACTGCCCATTAGCCATGAAGAGTCGGCCACGATGAACTATAGGATAGGACCCATTAGCAGGTGGCTGCCAATTTCCAACAACTCCATGATCCACACCATTTGAATCTGTGTACTGATAGACATTGTTCTCAAGAAGCGTTGGTTCAGGTGTCGTATCAGAATAAGTTGTCTGAGAGTTTGGAATCTCAGCTAGGAAGTACAGAGTGTCTGTATCACCACCATCAGCGGTGGCGAGTATGATCTTCTGATCTACCTGGGAATCAGGTGAGACAGGTATATTATAGAGTAGAACTCCCCCATCTGTTATCTCTCCAGTAAAAGCTGAAAGGGGAGAGAGATCGCTGATATCTCCAGTTACACTGTTGACAAAGACTACATAATAGTATCGCCCTGTAACGAGAGAAATAGCTCCAGAAGTCGTACTAGCAACAGCCACAGCAAACCATGTCACACCACCATCAACAGTAGTCGAACCAACTGCGGCCCAACTGCTTGGTTCTGTAGCACCAGTCTTTCCAGAAATAACAACTGTTTCAATGTCGTTACTTGAATCAACTATGGTTACTCCACCATACTGGGATGTAGAGGCAGGAGGAATAAATCCACCAGCCGGTAGAAACCACTTAGTAGAAGCTGCCCAAGCTACTGGTGGACCTACAATACTCCATACGATGCTTGCACTATCATTAGTAGTGGTGCCATAAGTGGCTGCAGTATAAGGAGTAGGAAATGTTGGAGCAGAGGCACTAGTTGTTCCACCAGTTATACAGACTTCTATATTACCATTCGTATCTTCAATAACAGCAAAGGTTGTTGATCCAGGTGTCCAAGCAACTATTGGTGTATGCGCGGGGTATGTCTTCAATCCCATGTTCAGCCAGCGAAGTTGCCCATCATCTGTATATTGCCCGGCTGTAGGTGCCCAATACAAGCCAGATTCAGTAGCCGGAGTTGTACCACCAACGGTCGCAGCTTGGAGATAAACTGGTTGATTGAAAGCATTCGTTGTGGGGTTGTAGGCAGCAAAAGGACTGGTCGGTTCTACTACGGCGCAAGTTTGGAAATTGTTGGTAGCTCCCCATGTCATATAGTATGTTGAGGGAGCCCAAGCACCAGTAACAGGAGCAGGAGTTGTTCCAACCTGAATGAATCCTAGAAATTCCCAACGAACAGTACCATCTGGTGTAATAGCCCCAACTGTAGGATTGAATCCAGGATAGGTCGCTCCAGATGTTCCACCACCACCTTGATTATTAAAGTAGAGAGCCTGGGTTTCAGGATCATAAATTATGGCTGGATTAGCTGCTGTTCCGTAACTATAGTGGCCTTCATCGTAGAAGTGATTCTGTATCCAGATACCAATCGGACCTTTGTTCGTCCAGGTTATAGGGCTATCTGAGGTCGTTCCACCTGGGGTTTGATTCCAATTAGGTGAACCCGGACCACTAGTTCCAACCACTCCACCAGTATTGTTTCCAGTTGCATTAACACTTACAAGTTGCTGAACGTTATTATTAGTATCAACTGTTATACCAAACGTTGAAGATACTGTAGATGCTGACCATGCACCGGATATACCAGAAGCAGTTACAGCTATATTAGGCGGTGTAATAGGAGCAGCTATCCCCCAGTTTGAAAGGCCATATAGATAGTTCCACTTCTTCCTATCAGCAGGAATACCATCTATCATATATGCCCAATCTCGGGAGTTGATTAGGAATGGAATAGATGCTCCAGCAGAGGGAGTAAAAATATTAGTTAGAGCACCAGCCGCATTCCAGTATGAGATGGTATTTGTAGATGAAGCCACACCGGTTCCATCAGCACAGTAGGCAATCAGGGCTCGAATAGACGCAGCCTGACATGCATACAGCATCATTCGTTCTGCAAAGATAGCTGTGGACGGAGCCGAAACGTGATCGGCACCAGAAGTAAGGCCCGTATCTACACAAGGGAAGAAACGAGCATATCCGAACCTTCGCTGGAGCACACTAGTTAGCGGGGGAAGGATATTCGTTAATTGTTGGCACATATCAGGATTCTGAGCGGGTGGCTTAGTCCAGTCATCCTGCCCCGCAGAAATCCAAGTCCTGCGCTTGAACCGATATGTTTGTCCAGTCCTGTCTATCCAGGTGTATCCGACATTGACTGGTTCAATAGTAGTATCAGGCATAGTTTAGAACGATGCAGGCCAAACACCAAGTATCTGTTGGTTGACATAAGTATTGACATCTGGCCGGATAAAGTCTGTATCTGGGAAGAGGTTCTTATCCCAAATCATTTCAGTAAGTCCACCCTTATAAGCTTCAGTAAAAGCTTGGAATGCTTCAGCTTGCCCTAAGAATCGAGAGACAAGCGCATCCACACCATGAACAACCACGTCCTGATACTTATCAGGAACCTGAAGCTGATCGGTAGTGTTAGCTAGAACTTTTCGAGCCTTATAGTATCGGAAGCTAATGATATAGCCCTTCATCTGTTCGAGAGTATTCTGAACAGGAACAGCAACACCAGTAGTTATCAATCCAGTTCCAGGCTCAGTCCAGTTGGTTCCAAGGGGAATAGGCGATGTGTTCTGGAGAGTCTCAGAACCTTCAGTTGTAGCTATGTAGATATTGTACCAGCCATATGTTACACCACTGGCTGTCATATCAAAGTCAAGAGTTGGGGATATAACTTGGCACAGACTGTTAGCTGGAATCAGTAGCTTGGCACCAAGCCCACTACCTGTACTCTCTCCGCTAAGAGAATCAACAAAGGTTATCCGAGCATAGTAAACTCGTTGGGCCAGAGCACCAGAGACAACAGTAGTTAGAATAGGAGTATTTGGGACAGGCTGGAAGGTATTAGCATTGTCAGCGCCAGGGTAGATATGAAGGATATTTGGATCGTTCTCACTGTCCTGAAAGAACGTCCCTGGCTGTGCTGGACGAGTTTGGCCTGAACGATAGTTTAGGCTAGGGCCAATCGGTTGGTCACTTACTGACTGAAGGGCACGATCATTTGAGATGTCTCGGACGGAGTTCTTTTTGATGATAGCAACGTCTGATAGATTAAGGTTCGTGTTGACGGTGCTTCCTGGACACTGATTAGATGGCCCAATCCAGTAATCCGTTTGAGCCAGAGAGGTCATAAAGTATTGATTCTCCGACATCATAAACGGCCAGCGAGAGAAACGCAATACTTGCTTATGAACACGATTAGTATAATCAATCAGGATTTGCTGTCCAGGAGCAGCACTAGCAGACAACTGCAACCGGGTATCCTGACTAACCTTGTTGATTACATCTTGAACTGAAGACATTTAGGGCCTTCCCAGGTAAATTCTAACTGCCTCGATGATAGCCCCTCCAAAGATCATGTACTTAAGATTCCTCCGAGCATTCGTTTTCTTCAACGCTGAAATCTGATCGTTAAGAGCTTTCTTGTCCACGACACAGGTAGTTGCATCAGAGGAATGAGCAGTCTTCTCTGAGACAAGCTGCTTGTCAGCATCCTGAACGGCTCCTGTTAGACTGGTATTAGCATCCTGAAGCTTCTGGTTAGCTTGAGTTAGAGCCGGGACTTCGATAAGAGCCACCAAGGATTTCTGAGCAAGCGGTAGAGGAACCTGAAATATCCCCTGACTATCTATAGCCGGAGCGGGTTCCTGAGCTTCCTGGCCCCACTGTACAGCTAGAGCCGGAGCAGTAAGGGTAGGAACGGCTGCTACTTTCTGTTTAGCAGCGGCTTGAAGGGCCTGGGCAGCAGCTATAAGAGCTTGTGCAGTCTCTTTTTGCTGAGCTTCACTATTAGCTAAGCTGATCTGAAGTTGCTGGTTTTGGGCTTGAAGTTGGATATTAAGAGCATCCTTCTCTTTGGCTTGCTCAGCAGATAAGGCAGCCCTAGCATCGGCTTTATCAGCTCTCTTGCTATCAAATAGATACACGCCGACGAATAGCGATACAATTAGAGCAACGGCAAGTATGGCATGAGACTTGCCAAACGTATAGACCTTCGCAACGTCGGCTTCGATCTTCTGGATTTCGCTAGGATTGGTGGCCATTGTGATCTTGTCTATCATTCCATTGAGAAAGCTGGTCGTGGATGATGCCCCATCCACCAATTGCTATAAGAGCTGAAGCAAATGCACCACCAAGCCTACCTACAGCAGCTAGAGTAATCGCTGCGGCAAGGGCTGTGACGGTCATAAACTCTCCAAACCCACCGAAGAAATCATACACCTTTGTCAAACTCATTTACCCCTCCAAACCACGGAGATTCTTTGGATCATTAAGTGCTTCCTTCATACGCTGGCTTGGAATGAATACTGGAATAGTCCTCGCGTTCATATTCACTCGTTCGCCAGTGAAAGGATTCTTACGGATATAGGGTAGCTTCTTGCGAGTCTTGAATGTAGCAAACCCTCTCAGGTCCACTTCAACTCCACGCTTGAGAGAATCTATAATGGCATCACAGACAGCTTCAACTGCTAGAGAAGCTTCTCTGCGAGGCATCTCGGTAGCAAGAACCACTCGCTCAACTATTTCAGCTTTATTCATTTGGTAGATGCATGTAAATCCAAAGAATCCAAGCTATCATCGGCACGCCAACTAGAACAAGCCCTATTAAAGTTGGTAGGGATAGCCCCCATACGATTTTCACAGTGGTAACTGAACCCGACTCAACATTAAACTGCATGTGCTTTTTCATATTATCCCTTACTTGTTGCAGCTACAACACTTAGATATATGTCACCTGAGTTCCCAATTTCCTGTCTAGCTGCATCTAGCAGGATAATGCAGCCCTTGCTAGCCCATCCTGGGAGCTTACGGCTATCTCCATGAATCAAGAATCCAACTGCTGTCCTACCCTTTAGATCAACACTTGGGTCTGGTGTCAATCTCATAACATCAGCGCAGCCCATCTCGGTATCATAGAAGAGTGGTCCGATAGTCCAATTCCCTTCAGGGAGGGGTCCTTCATCAGGAATATTCTCGGCAGCAGGGTTATTCTTGTCGGCAGCTATACCACCCCAACCACCAGAATAACCCGTAGCCAAGAGTGTTCCATCGTTACGAAACATTTGACCTGTGCTAACAACATAGGTCCACATTTACTCCCCCATGAGTCTCTTTCCAGCATAGAAACCAATGCCAGCAAAGAACGAGAGGATAACAACACTACAGACTTGAACGAGTAGATGAACGAACTCTATCATGTTATCCTTTCTTCTGAGGACCATTCTTCTGCATGAGTCTCAGAGCAACCTGATCGGTGTTCTTCTGGAACACTCGCTGATCGGCTCGGAGTTTCTTCAGAAGCAAGTCCTTGACTGTAAAAGCTAGTTCTGGTGCTAGAAAATGCCGTCCAGGGCGAAACTGCTCAAAGTTTACTGAGACGCCGGAATGGGGCGTACCAAAAGAATCTAGCTCAGGAACTTCCACCCATTCCCAATTTGACTTGTCAACTTCTGGTGCTACTGCTGTAACTACTGCTTTGCTGATAGTATCAGCCATTTCAATACCCCTTATCCTTGTAGGATTAGAAGAATGAGGGCGGGTTGTCCACCCTCATTCAGCTTGAAACCAAATCAATTACGCGTGATTCTTGGTATTCTGACCAGCGCTGATAACTGCCGTGATCCAGTTCTGGTTGGTTATGATCGCCTTGAAAGCGAACTTGTAACCGATCTTCCGGTTCTGTTGCAAAACGTCAGTCTGTCCGCCAGGGGCAGCCGCATACACACGAAGATTCTGCAAATCAGAAATCTGATAAGCATTCCGTGCGATTGCAAAGCTGTAGAACACCTTGTCAGCATAGCCTGAAGTCGTCTGAGCTACATAGGCAAATCCTGGGGCGTTCGTCTTGACGATTCTCCAACCACTGAGTTCCTGGACCTCACCGCGCCAAATTCGCTCGGGCTTGCCGAACTGGTTTGAAGCCTTGAAGTCTGGGTCTTGCAGCATTGAAGCGTTAACCTGTGGAGCAACAACGAACACATAATCGCCATCATCAAATGGCCGTCCGCCTTGATCCATCAAGTTTGCATGGAGAGCAGTAAGATCAACATAGCCAACCTTATCGCTGGCTACTAGAGTTGCCGAAGAGGTCTTACTATTGGGATAATAAACGTTGCTAGCAGCAGCGAGAACGTTGAAGATTAAGATATCATACGTTTCCGCAGCATGCAAGCCGAGAACATAGAGTGCTCGACCAACCACGTCATGCTTCGACGTGAGTTCTGCAAGATCAGACAACCGCAGAATTATACCATACTGTTCTGCAACTGCCTGATATTGTGACATCTGAAGACCGATGGCATCCGGTGGAATACCTTCAGTCAACTGAGTCGGCGTTGTTGAAGTTGAAAGCTTTTCCAAGCGGTTGAATTGAATCGTCTTGGAAGAGTTCGAGGGGATCGGATCCTTATCCGTAGGACCATTTTCTGTAATTACTTACAGGTTCGGACTATCACTTCGCTAGGGGTGTAGCGTCTCTTCGGTTAGTCTCTGCGGCTGTACGACGTAAATTGCGAAGTTCTTCGCGGCACTTATCTAATTCGAGACGGGTTTCAGTAGAAAATCCAGCATTGCGATTTTCAATCTTATTTTTAATAGATTGAAATTTTAATGCTAAATTCAACTGACCTGCCTTCTCGCCCACAAGATAAGGCTGAATCGCTGTTAGGAATTTCACAGCATGATTACCAGCAACACGCCAACGGAAGATGTTCTTTGCACCCTGATACTTTGGTTTTTCGATATACCATGTTCCGTCGAAATTTGAATGAAACAAATCAATCCAAATTCTTTCTGTGTTGCCGACTGCTGCATATAGCGTTGGCAATTTTCCACCAGAGATGGTCAAACTACCTTCTCCAGCAAAGAACCCCGCGAGGGTAGCCAATTCAATTTGATTCACGTCACTTGCCTCTGATTACCCTATTAACTTAGGGTTTCCAAGGTATTTAGAAGAGATTTAGGTTTGGCAATAAGAAATTTACCAAACTGATCCAGCACAGTCATTAAGACCGCAACTTCGAGCAACTTGGCCGAGAAGTAAACCTGTTGGTCACTCGCAAGTGAACCAGCAGCGCCAGGAACACCCGTGGTGCCAGTAACGACCGTCACAACATCATCACCGATACCAAGTAGCATCCCGACGAGGGAAAGAAACTGATTTAACATTGTACCTATCCTTAACCCAAGGATGGTTTAGAAATCCAACTTCACGCCTCGCCCTTCTGCTTCTGCAATGATCGCCTTTATTC